CTTTCCGTCCGTAGGTTTTCCCATCGAGCGGTGCTTCTTCGATGATGCCCTGAGGACCGACTGGACCGGGAATGCCCTGTGGTCCGGTCGCTCCGGTGTCGCCCTTGTCGCCCTTCGGACCTGGCACAGTTGATGATGGACCTACTGGACCGGGATCACCTTGCGGACCCGGTGGTCCCGGCACGGTTGACGGCGGTCCCGGTGGACCCTGTAGTCCGGTTGCTCCCTGTTTCCCCGGTGGCCCCACAGCCCCCGGAGGTCCGGTTGGTCCGGGAGGACCGGGCGGGCCACGCTCCAAAAGCAACGTGTCGCTCTCCGTCGAAACGACAGAAGTGTTCGCAGTCTTGTCAATGACTATGGTGTCTTCGTCATCATTATAGACATCGACATCGCTCATGCGTCATCCCCACCACGGGTCGGTCCCGCTGAATGCGTTAGCGAACCGCGCCAGATGTCCTTCCGCAGCGGGATCACGTTCGGATTGTAGATCGGTGACGTTGCGATCAGCGACTGATCGTAGGTGCCGGGATTGAGCTTCGAGAGAACGGAGAGCGGTATCTGCAACGTGAAGGCACCAAGCGCCGCATCGTTGAACCAAATCCGTCCATTGATGGTCGAGCACTCGAACTCGGCGGTCGGATCATCCGCGTGCTTGCGCACCATCATGCGAAGCGAATAGCCGGTCAGGTTAATCGGCGTGCCGTCGACAAGCTGATAGTAGAAGCTCCTGACCAGATCGGCATCGCTGTAGGTGATAAGATCAATCGTGGCGCTCATGGTCCCACCACCTTCATCAACGGGATCAGCGGCGGCTCGATGGTCATCACCGGGCCGAATTCTCCAGCCATCGCTCTGATCCACAGCTCCTTGCCATGACGTTCGCAGTCGAATGGATCGGCAGCGAAGAGCACCGGCTCTGATAGCTCCTCGAACCACACCTTGAGAAACACGGTGCAGCCGTCTGGAAAGCGATGCGGGTGCGTGGCTGAGATGATTTTCATCAGGCTACCCGCTGTGCCATCCAATTGGTGTTCGCGTTATCGCCGTAGACAACCGGAGCGCCGTGGCCGTGAAACAGCCACGTGCCAGCGAGCCCGAAAAAGGTGTTGACCCAATAGCTGCAATTCGCGCCATACACGAAGCTGAAGCCAGGCGGCGGGTTCTGCCAATAGTCGCTGCCGAAATAGAACAGGATGTAACTGCCGACGCCGGTCGCCGGAACGATCAGACTGGTCGGGCTGCCCGCCGGTCCGGGCGGTCCCTGTGGCCCCGGTGTGCCTGCCGCACCAGCCGCGCCCGGAGGTCCAGCAGGGCCGGGGATGCCTTGAGCGCCGGTCGCGCCGGTCGGTCCCGCCGGGCCGCCGGTCGCTGCCGTACCCAGCATCAGTTGCCATCGCGCGCCGTCATAGATCAAGATCGCGATGCCGTTGGCGACGATGACACCGGCCGCAAGATTGGTCAGCCCTTGCGTCAGCACCGGAGCGATCAGGTTGTTGCACTTGAGCGTGGTCGTTCCGGTGTTGGTGGCTTTGATAAGCACGAAAACTTTCAGACCGGCAACCAGTGTGTCCGGCGCAGGATCGAGCGTGATCACGATATTGTTCGCGGTGCCGGTGTCGATTGCCCAGTTCACCAGATCGACCTGCACTGACTTCGCAAGCTGGAGGTTGTCGCCATTGCTTGGCGTGAACTGGCTCTTGAGGATGAGGTTGACGATCTCGCGCTGCGTGTACTCGATGGCCGCAGCCGGGATGATGCTGCCCTCGATGCCAAGGTCCGGATTGCCGTCGAGATACGGATCGTTGGTGTTGCCGTTGAAGGGTTCGTTGTATTGCATGACCTATATCCCTAGCCACGAATAGAGACCGATGCTGCGGTCGAGCTTCGACTTGTAGGTGAACACGACATCGGTGTGCGCGGGCTTGTAGCGCGTCAGGACGCACTCGACGCCGCTGTCCACGCGCTCAAGTTCGACGGTCCAGTAAAACCGCATCTCCGGTCGGCCAAGCTGCCAGCGGAAGTATGGATCGCCGGGATCGTCGGGAGGGTTGGGCGGGCGGCGCGTGTCGCCGACGCGCGAGACGCCGCACATATACGGCGCGTATTCGCGAATGGTGATCACCTCGCCAAGCCTGTCCGCGTAGTCGATGAAGAACTGCCGGTCCTGCCGCCCGAGCAGCGTCATCTTGAACACCAGCTCCTCGCGGCGAGCTTGTTCGTCGGTTGGCGGATGCGGCAGGCACGGATCGGGCAAGCCCCAGTTGCGCTCCCAGTCCAAAAGCATTTCGGTCGTGGCGCGCGGGTCGGTCTCAATCTCCAAGAGGTCAGCCGCTCTGCCGTCGACAAAGCCCCATATCTGGCAGAGACCGCGCACGGTCTTGCCGAGAGCGCTTTCACTGTCTCGCGGCCACGCTTGCCCCTGAGGCAGCAGCGCGTGCATCGCCACGCTGTAGTCGTCGCCACTGCGTCTGACGTGCTTATCGCTCATAGAGCACCGTACCCAGGACACCCAGCGAGCCGTTGTAAGGCATCGGATGGTCATCCATGATCAGCGTGAAGCTGTTGATCCCAACGCACTCAATGATCGCCTCAGAGACCCAGGCGGCATAGATCGTCGTGCCGGGCACCGTTCGCCCGTTGATCGCATGTGCTGGTGCCGCGCGCTGCCGCAGCATCTCCTTGACGCTGGCCTCGACTTCGGCGCGGTTGGTCTCGGTGTCGTTGATCATGCTCTTGATAGTGAAATCGATCGGCTCCGGCACCGGTGCCAGGACCCAGATGTCCTTGATCGCGACCGGGCGGACTCTGTTGATGTAGGCTTCGACCATCAGCACATCGTCGCCGTTGGGGAAGCCGCCTTGATCGGCGCGAAGGTCATCCATCATGAAGCGCACGGTGATGGTGCCAACTCCCATCTCGCTTGCCGCCCATGCCCGAGTGACGCCAGGGACCGACAGTGCCCATGCGACATAATCGTTGGCGTCGCCGCCCATCGGAGGCTGCTGAATGCGAAACAGAATGCGCTCGCGCAACTGATCATCGGTTTCGGTATCAGCCCCGCCGGTCATGTCGCCCTGGAGCGTTGCGCTCACGACGCCGGGCAGGGGCGGCGAGACCATCACCGTGTCGCCGTCCGGCAGGTTGCTGACAGCGCCCGGCGAGAGCGAGACGGCGTTTGAGTTTCCGAGCCCGGCTGAGCCTATCTCGCCCGCTGTGACGGTCTGGTACTGGATATTGTTCGCGCCGGTCAGCAGCGTTCCGATCGGAATGATGGTCGCGGCATCGCCAGCGAATTCAATCTCGCCATGGGCATAGGTCGCGCCCTTGCGGCCAGACGATCCGTCGAGGTTCTTGAGCCAGATTTCCCCGTGCCGATCGAGCCAGACCTGCTCTGCAGTGTCCGGCAAGAACTGCTTCGACAGCCAGTCGATATAGAGCAGGGTCAGGTTGGCCAGCCCCGACATCGCGTCCGACATGATGCGGAGCACGCTGTTCGGGATCATCGCCTTCGCGCCGAGCTGGGACAGCACGTAGTCGCGCGTTAACCGGCGGGTGTCGCGAAGCGTCGGCGTCGTCCACGGCATCTATCGGCCCTCCTTCAGATCGTTCCAGAGGTCGGCGTAGCGAAGCTCGATCGCCGCCGCTGGTCCGCGATAGATCATGACGCCGATGTCGATGCGGTCGGTGCCAAGCTGCTCCGGCAGAACATCAATGCGGGATGCGATCAGGTGCTGCACGAACGGTCGCATTGCATCGCGGGTCCAGCCCTCTGCGCGCGACAGCGTGCTGCCATCACGGGCGAGGGGGCCGGTCAGCTTCTCGCGCGCCATGAGCCACAACAGGCAACCGAGTGGCCAGCCTTCCCAAATCAGATCGGCGTCAATGTCGCCCCACCATCCGCGGCGATCGGTGGCGTCCGGATCGGGCAACGCCTCATCCGGCGGTGCGAGTGCATCGCTGCCAAGCGCGACGATCACAGCGGATTGCAGATCGTAACCGTCCGCGATCAGGTTCTGGTCGGTCATCAGCCAATCGAGTTCGACCGCATAGGCGGGGAAGTCGAGTTGCTGAAGAAAGCGAATGTCACCGCCCATTGCTGATCCTCACTTCAAGCGCAGCAACTCGTTCCTTGAGCGCAGCAATCTCCGCATCGCGCGCCTCGAACGGTTGACCATCCAGGGATGTCGGCGGCCCCGGCTTCGTCGCATTGACCAGCACCGCGCCGTCACCGCTGGTCTCGGTCGTCATTCCGACGCCGCCGCTCACGCCGTAGATGGGATGGTTCGCATCCTCCTTGCCCAGACGTATCTCACCGACAAAGACCCACTTCTTTGCGCCCTTGTCGTAATAGCCGACGACATCGTCACCGCTGCGAAACTCGATCCGCTTCGCAGTCGTGCGCACTTCGGTGTTCACGCTGTCACCCTCGTGCTTGTAGTCTTCGTGGTTCGGCGCACGCTCAGCCTGCGCACGCTCTTCGGCAGTGAACTTGCTGATGTCGTGACCGGCATCGGCCCATGTCCTGAGATTGCCCGCTGGTGTGCCGCCGCCCTTCTTTCGGTCCTGCTTCTTCTTCACCACATGGCGCAACGAGGCGAAGCGCTCCTGCTTCTCGCTCTGGCCGGTCTCGCGACCTTCGGCGTCGCGCAGCATCTTGC